GCCTTTGTCTTTTTCTGTGTCCGAATTGTGGAAGTATAGGGGATTGACCCGGCCTTGATTGTGACTTTCGCGGGCGGGCCGTTGCCGTCCACGCTGTCAACCTGAAAAACGCCGCAATCAAGAACCCGGTCTTTCCCGTCTGATTCCCAATTCTTTTGAATGATAACCGCGGAAATCTCCGCGCCTTTTGACGCGTCGGGCGTGTTCAGCCAGTTTCCCAGCCACACGCCCTCCCTGTCGTCAATGGATAATTGCAAATCGTCCGTCTTGTCCTCTTCGTTGTCCGTATAGGTCAGCGAAAGCAAGTGTTTGTTTATATCTGCTGAAATGTCCACGCCGTCAAAGGTAAGCTGAACAACGGCCCGCCTTGCGTTCATGTTATACGCCCCCTTTTCCACGGCGGCAACTCTGCCGGAATCCGTGCTTCCGGCTCTGGAATATCAAGTGTAATTCCAGCGGGGAAAATGACAAGGCGGCGGAACTTCGGATTCGCTTTCATCAGCTTGTCGGTGTAAGCTTCGTCGCCCATCGTTTTATAGGCGATTCCGTCCCACATATCCCCGGCAATGGTGGTGTATTTAGTCATAGTTCCGCCGCCTTTCGTCCTCTTCCTGTTGCTTCATGCGGTCGTCAAACTCGTTCAAAAGTCTTTCGTCCCGCTCGTTCAATATGGCTTCTATGTCCTCCGCTTGTGCGTCGCTTCCCACGTGGAAAACGGGCGCACTATGAATGACAATACCCGCGCCCCGCGGCTCTGCCGCCGTCACGGATGGGGCCGAAACGCCGCCCGCTCCGACACGTGCCGCCGAAAGCGCGGCTTGCAGTAGGGGAAGCAGGGTAACAACCGTCGTTCCGTCCTGCGCTTCGCGGGCCGCATTGATATTGTCAAAGATTCTCCCAGTCTGCGCCGCTGTAAACACGGTTCGCCCGCGGGCGTTTGTGATAAGTTCCGCCCCGGCTTCACCCGCAATGAACGTGTCCGGCGTGTATCTTGAACCTTTCGCCAGCGTTGGAATCAGCGGTATATTGATACCCTTTCCGCCGATTCCGGGGACCCAATCGGGAATTTTTAGCCTGTTCAGCCCTCCGATCACGGTATTTATCACATTGATAATTCCATTGACAACGCCTGTGCAAATGCTCTTGATTGCTTCCCAAATACCGCTGAAAATGCTTTTTACGCCCTCCCACGCTTGTTTCCAGTTCCCTGTAAAAACTCCCGTGATAAAGGTAATTAGCCCGCTCAAAATCTGTGTCAGCCCGTCTATAATGCCGGAAATCATTGTAACGGCTGTCGCTAACTGATTCCCGAACAACTCTGCCACCATCTGAATAATAGGCATAAGGGCTTCAAGTAACTGTTGCAGTAATGGCAGAATCATTTCTACCAGCGGCATAACCGCTGAAACCACCATCATAATCAGGTCAATCACAACGGGCAAAATTCCGTCTATGATCTGCTGGATAATCGGCATTAGTGCTTCAAGTAGCTGTTGCAGAATGGGAAGCACCGCTTCTATAATCTGCATGATGATGGGTACAAGGGTTTCGACAAGCTGAATCAACACGGGCAAGATCGCTTCGACAATCTGCCCTATGACGGGCAATAACTGTGCGATAAGGTCAAACAGTACGGGAAGCACCGTTGCAATGATTTCCCCAATCAACGGTACAATTTGTTGAATCAGGCTCCCAATGACGGGAAGCAAGGAAGTTGCAAGCTGTCCGAACTGGTCTAACAGGCCCGGCAAAATAGCTTTTAACTGTTCCACCACGCCGATGATTGAATCGAACACGGCAACGCCCGCGTCGCCGAAATGCTCTTGAAAGAAATTGCGGGCGTTCCCCATGTTTTCACCGCTGAAAACGCCCTTGATTGCCGCGCCGACGTTCTGAATCACGCCCCACACCTTGTCAAATACAGCAAGCGCACCGTCGCCGAATGTCTTTTGAATCCAGCCGCGCACTTCTTCAAGGTTGCCGGAAATCAGCTTGATTGCAAGGGCGACGCCGCCGATTATGCCGACAATGGGTAATAGTTTTCCTCCGATACCTCCTAACCCCGAAAACAGGCTTTTTATACCTCCGCCCGCTCCGGCAAATGCTTTTAACTTCGTGAATGCGCCTTGAACCGCAAGAACGCCGCCTTTGATCTCCAAGAATCCAAGTTTCCCGGCAAGCGCACCGACTTTCAGGCCCGCAAGGGCGGCGGCAACTTTTATGATTGTTGACAGCAATTCCGGGTTTTCCTGCGCCCATTCCGAAAACTTCGTGACCAGCCCCGACAATTTTTCCGCCGCGGTTGTTACATAGGGCAGAAACGTATTTCCAAGCACGATTGCAAGGTTCGACAATGCAGTTTTCGCCTTGTCGATCTTTGCTTGCGTCGTGTCCATCATTTTTTCATAGGCGGCTTGTGCCGCCCCTGTGCTGTCTACCATTGCGGCAACTTCGTTGTTGAAACCGTCAACGCCGTTTGCCATCAGCGTAAGGGCCGCTTTGCCCGCTTCCGCGCTTCCGAACATATCTGCAAGGGTTTTCCCGCTCTTGTCTGCTTCCGCCTGTAAAATGTTCAGTACGTCCGCAAGGCTGTTCCCCTGCGCCATCAGTTCGCTAAAGCTTCCGCCCGCGGCCTGTCGCAATACCTTGTCCGCCGTTGTGCCGCTTTTCCCCAATTCGTTCAACATACTGTTCATATATGTTGTTGTTTCGGCGGCGGCAATGCCGCGGGCCGTCATAATCGAATAGCCCGCGCAAAGCTGTTCCAGCGCGACGTTGTTTGCGTTTGCGGTCGGAATGATTTTACCCATGACCGACGACAATTCCGCAACGGTAACTTTGCCGCGGTTCTGTGTCATAATCAGCATATTTGACACGGATTCAGCTTCCGACGATTCCTTGCCGTAAGCGTTCAGAATCGTTGTTAGAACGTCCAATGCTTGCCCTGTTTCAGCAAAGCCGCCCTTTGCAAGCATGGTCGCCTTTTCCACGAACCCCACCGCGTCGGCGGTATTCTGGCCCGCCGAAATTGCGTTGTAAACGTCCTCCGCAACCGCATTCGCATTGACCCCCAACGCGTTTGACAGATTGATGATTTCTTTCTGCATTTGCGAAAGGGGAACCACGTTTTGATCGGCGATTGTTCCGACTTTCGCCATCGCCGTTTGAAACTCTATCGACTTTTGAACAGGCCCGGCGTAGATCGCCGCACCGACGGCGGCAAAGGTTCCAAGCGTCCCCGCAAGCTGTGTTTTGGTCTTTGAAATCGCTTCATTGTTTTTCTGCTGTGCCTGTGCTATACTTGCCAGCTTTTCCTGATTCTTTTTGACCCTCTCATAGCTTGCGGCCAGCCGTTCGTTCTCTTCCGTCAAATTGTCGGTATCAATTCCCGCGTCGCGCAATTCGTTTCCCAATTCACCCAGCCGGGCTTCCTGTTCCTCGATTCGGGCGGTTGTCTGTTCAATCTGGCGGGCGTTCCGCTCCATCTTCTGCCGCAAGGCTTCCGACGGCTGTTCCGTTTGGCTCATTTCGCGTTGCAAACGGTCGTGTTCCTCTGTCAGTTGCGCCAGCTTGTCCTTGTTCGCTTGCAGGGCCGCACTCTGTCTTTGAAAACCCTCGATCTTCCCGGAAAGCGTATTGATTTTAGAAAGATTGCCTTGTAACTGCCTTGACGCGTTCATTGCGCTGTTGAAACTGGAATTAAACCCGCTCCCCAGCGTCGCTTGCAGTTTGAAAAGCAATTCAAATTCTTTTCTTCCCGCCAAATTTCCACCCCCTTTGCCCCTGTTCTTGCCTTGCGCGTTCTCTGTCCTCCGCGGCGGCGGCGTTTATGTCACGAATCCACGTCATAATTTCCGCCGGGGTCATGTCTAACCAAAACGGAACCGGCGTGTTCGTCGCCCGTGCAAGGCGGTAACACTCCCGCCGCCACCAGCGGGCCGGGCTTTTTAATAGCCCGTAGACAGTAAAAAATCCCGTGCCGCATTAGTAATGCGGTTAAATTCGGGCAAAGGCATTGCGTCCAGCACGTCGCTTCCGATTCCTGCGGCCCGCGCCGCCAGCTTGCTCTGAAAATTGCGGGAAATTTCGGGCGAAAGCGCATATTCGTTGTTCATCTGCATTTCGGTTTCAATGGCCACCATGTCGCGCCCGGTCAACCGCTCGAAATTAAACGTCAATTCGGTGTAGGTTGCGCCGCTGTACTCAAAGGGCCGCTTGAACTTGTGCGTATAAACGCCCACGTCGCCCCCTGCGGCCTTTCCCGCCGCTTCCGGGGTAGATGTAGGGGCGGCGGCTTCCGCCGCTCCTGTGGCCTGTTCTGCGCCGATTTCGGCTATATTTGTTACCTTGTCGCTCATTGTCTTTTCCTCCGATTCAAAATTTCATATTTTCAGATACAGAAAAAGGGCATAGGAAAGCCCGGCGGGAAAATCCCTGCCGGGCTTACTTACCCAACGCCTTTCGTACTTCCGCCAAATAGTCAACGCCGTTGATAAAGTAAATGAAATTCAGAATGTCGATTTCCATGACCTTTTCCCCGTTGATGTACGTGGCGAAATAGGTTGCCGCATATTCCCCGGACGCTTCCGCGGACGCGGCGGGGGCAAGCTTGCCCGGGGCAAACTTCGTCGGCGTTACCATCAAGACGTGTTTTACGGCCTGTTGTACGTGCTTTCCCGCTACATTGTCCCAATACTGCTGGGACGCGCGGAGATCAAGCTGGTGATTTCGCGGTTCGTTCAGCCTGATTGCATACGGGGTAACGGTACGGAAATTCAGCGTCAGCGTCATGGACTCAATTTGACCCGTGAACGCGCCGTTGAATGCGCCGGAAATTCCTGCGCCCTTAACCTCTTCCGCAATCTGCGAAACTTCGGGAAGCGTTACTTCCGCCATGCCGTAAAATTCGGTCGCGTCCTCATATACGGCAAAGCTGTTAATGCCTATATCTGCTCTCATTGCTGTTCCCTCCTTACGCCGCCAACGCCGCGGAAACATAGTCCACGTCGTATTCAAGCACAAATTCGCATTCTTTCATGGGGCTGGGCGGGGTCATGAAGATATGGAAAACGGCCTTGCCCGCCATAAGCGCAACCGTGCTGTTTTCGTCCTCTCTGAACTCGACGCGCCCGCCCAGCAACTTCTCTTCGTTGACAAGGCCGTTCATCCAAATATTGACCGAATCAACAATGCTGTCGATCAGCCGCCGAGTCATTTTCTTGTCAACCTTGCTCCAATAGGTCAGAATCAGGGAATTTGCAACCC